ATAACAGTACAAGCGTATCTAGAAATGACTCTACACAAAAGGTAACACAAAGAATCAAAACTCCTCCTCCATCCGCTATAGCCCCATCCATAATGTCATATAGTCAAGACTTGTGCACCACAGGAGCTAGTTCGGCAGTCCAAACTCAGTTCTTTGGTGTATCGACAGGTAGAAGTGTACGAGATGAGAACTGCGAGACTTTAAAACTTAGTAAAGGTCTATACGATATGGGCATGAAAGTAGCAGCCGTTGCTTTGTTATGTGGCGAAAGCACAGGTAAGGTGCACAGGGCAATGAAAATGGCAGGAACACCCTGTCCGTACAATGGTTTGATAGGTACAGAAGCACAGGCAGCTTGGGATGAGAACCAAGAAGACAGACCAGACTGGGACCAAGTAAAGAAAGAACAAGCTTCCCATGAATTTAAAGCCTACACTAAACCAAAGTTCTGTAAAAAATATCCTACGCATAAGATATGTACAAACTCCTAACAATAATCTTCCTACTGGGTAGTACCGTATACGCAAACACACCTACATTTACTGTAGGCACTGACCCCCTTCTTAATATACAAAATACTGGTACTGCCCTAAACCTAGCAGACGATGCTTTATCTCCTACACAAAACTTAGGCTTTGACTTTACTTACTACGGTAATACGTACACCCAAGCTAAAGTAGCTATGAATGGCTTTATAACTTTTAATCCTAACTTTAACGTATACAATCAAAGAAACTATCTGTCTGAAACTTTACCTGCGTCTGGTTTTGATTTTACCATATTTGCTTTGTGGTCTGATTTTATTGACAAAAATAATAATAACGGTTCCCCTTACGTAGGCACTTACGGTGATACAGGTTCTAAGTACTGGGTTGCAGGATGGTATAATGTTAATGAGTATAGAAATAACAATCTAAGTTCTTTTGAAGCTATCTTGTACGAAACTACAAATGTTATAGAGTTTAGATATGATAAGATAAATGTATCAAACCACGACATAACTATAGGTTTACAAGGTAACAATGAAGCTGTAACTTACCTGAGATACGAAGACAACAATTCGACAGCTTTCAATAGAACAGATGATTGGTCTTTAACTACAGCTACAGTTGTAGATGAATCTTTTACTAACCTATCTTCTCAATGTCTAATTGATTCTGACTTCAGTGACCTCTGTGAGGTTTACGATTTAAGTTTTGATGTAGAAGAAGAAGATGATTACCTACAGGGCTCAGGTGTTTCTGATGCTATGCTGTTAGGTTACGATGATGAGGATGACTTTTATGGTTTTAATACTGAAGAAATTTATACAGGAGCACTTGTTTTTTCTACGATTACTGATGGCAGGAGTGATACTGGTGACTTCCACGATGATTTTAGTGGGGTTAGTTATATTGAATATGATAGCAGGGATGTAATAGAACATGAAGACGATTTCAATATTGATGATATACCTTTTAGTGGGGATGTTACTTTGGGTGATTACGAAGAAGGATCACTAAGTATTATAGAAATAGATGTAATACCTTTAGATACTCTACCTGAGATAAGATTAACCGAAGAAGAGTTTGTAGAGTTTGCTCAACATATGGATGAACACTTTGACTTTGAAGATGAGATAGACAGAGAAGAGTACGAAGAACAGTTTGAAGACTTTGAAGAAGAGAGTGAGGAGAGAGAAGAACTTGGAGAAACGGAAGAAGAGTTTGAAGAAGAATATGAAGAAGAATTTGAAGAAGAGGAGATTAGTGAAGAACTTGTTGAGGAGCCAGGAGATAGACCTGAACGAAGAACTAGACGTAGGAACATAATATCTACTACAAATGTAAACTCTGTAGTTAGCGATTCTATAGCTAACAGTTATGCAAGTAACAACTCTTCTAGTACATCTAGCACTACTGTTTCTGCAGTATCAGGAGGTTCAGGTGCATCATCTGTATCTAGCTCTCCTAGTATTTCAGATCAGATAGCATCTGCACAAGTACAAACAAACAACGTTTTACAATCTATAGAAATATTACCAATGCCCTCTATGGATAACACACCATCTGTAGTGATGGCTGAGGTACAAGTTACGTCTATGGAAAACCAAATAGAAAGTGTTACAAGCACTATGGTTACATCATCTGAAGCAGAGCAGATAGCAGAAGAGATTGTAGCCAACAACATAAGAGCACAACAAGAGTCGTCACAAACACAACAAGAGGAGTCTGGACAATATGATTCACAAGGACAATCTAATTTAATTGCCTACATGAACTACGTACCCAACTTCTCTGATTATACCACTGCTAACATAACAGACCAAACAAACTGGTACGCACCGACTGCTATATATGCAAGTGCAACTCTAGGAGATAACGCAGGGTATGGTAATATGGTATCTGACAGTATGGATACTTTGTATAGTATTATGGGTCAACAGCCTGTAGGCATTTTTATAGATAGGAGATAGTATGAGTGAACCAGAAATAAAGATAGTAGAAGTACCTAAGAAGTCATGGTACAATGATGCTGAAGGTTTTGACAAGTGGAGAGTCTTTCCTAGACTTTTGATAAGCCTTTATGGGTTGATGTTTTATAAAACGTCTATGTGGTTTATGACTTTACCAGACCCCACCAATTCACAATCGGCTTTTGTATCTGTTATTGTGGGTGCAGGTGCAGCTTGGTTTGGTCTTTATGTAGGAAAAAAATAATGTATTTAATAAAAAGATTTATATTAAAAACAGATAGAGTCTTAGGATGGCTTACTTGTTTTTTTATAATAGCAGGTGTCCTTAGACACTGGTAACTTAAGGAGAATGATATGAAAAACATATTACCAAAGCTTCAGCAGTACATCACCATTGTGGGGGTCATTACTGCAATCGGAGGAGGCTTCTACACGTGGGGACAATTTAACCTACGTTTAGATCAAATAGAAGCTAAGACTAAAAAAAGTGTTAATCTTAATCCAGTAAAAGAATCTGTAGCAACTTTAACTACAAGAGTAGACAATCTTGAGAACAGAATGGATAGAACTGAAAGCAGGGTAGACAAAGTAGGCAACAACGACAATCCGTTAGCTAACTAATATTTACAATATAAATACTTCTTATCACAACTATTGATTGGACAAATGTGCATCTGAGGTGTATACTATAATTATAGTAACCCTTTCCATATGTAGGAGATAAGATGGAAGATATTTTGCACTTAGCATCATATGCAGTAATAATTATTTGTTTAACACAGGTTCTGTAAAAAAAAGTTCCTCAGAATCGTTTCTAAGCCCCTTTTAATACACACCTAATAGTAGACACACCAAAACAGCACATTTTGTTGTATGAGCTTGTGTGGGCGTTACAGAGGATTACCTAAGAAAACTAGGTATTTTATCTTGTAAAAGCTCCATTTCACGTTTTAATTCGTGTAGTAGGTTAGTTAGGGTAAGTGTACCTTCATAAGTATCATTCCAATCATCCATCGCCTGTCTAAAAAGCTTAGGATCAAGAGTTTGATTCTCTAGATACACTTTACCATCCTGACTTAATTCTACAGTCAGTTGAGCAAGGACTGCTCTATTTTTTGGTGGGTTCTGCAACAGCTTGATCCACTACTTTTTTAGTAGTTGGGTCTACTAACACATGTTGCATAGCTCTAACACTGTTAAGCATTTCACTAACTTCACCGTAAGGTAAGGTTGCTAGTTTTTGCAAGATAGTATTAGCAAGGGTGTCCTGCATAAGGTAAAACCTTACAGGTTTGAAAGCCTCATTCTGATCTGGCGTATCAGGATTGTCTGCCTGAAACGTTCCATCTTCTTTATGGGCTCGTTCTTTCTTTATGTCTTTAGTCATCTTCGTTTCCTTCTTTATTGTGAATAAACAACGCTATGATAGCATAGTGTATTATCTTAAGCAAGTCTTTCTTGTGGTCTTCGTGACTTCCTTTCTTTCCATACCGTTGTGCATACTTAAGCACATTACCGATACAAAAACCTTTACCATGCCCTGCGTCTATAATAAACTCTGTGGCTTGGTATTTATCTTTTGAGTAGTGTTGGGTGTAGGTTTTTATTATGTGAGCAAGAACCTGTTCTATTATCTTATCTTCTTCGTATCTAAAATTAATAGATTTAGCAAAAGATTTTAAAGTTTGCATTTCTGTTTTATTTAGTTGGGAACTTAACAATATTATCTCCTTTTTCTCTAAGTTTCTCTCTTTCTTTCCTATCTATCTCTTCACCAATAGCATAGTTACCTGCTTCCATAACTAATTCTTGTTGTTCTGTAGCCATGTGCATAAGACCTGCAAATAGTATATACATTTTAGTTGATACACTGTTACCTGTACCTAAAGGTAATTTATCTGCACCTATAATTTGAAACCCATCTTCTTCTGGTCTAAGTACAAGATAAAGATTACCTTCCTTTAAGTCAAGAGCTTTTACAAAACCCTCTACGTTTTCATCTCTTTCAAAAGTTATAGTCATTTCATCGTCACTCATTAATCCACTCCATAGGTATAGTTCCTTGTGCCCAAAGAAAACCATGCCTATCACACCAATCTGCATATGTAGTTTTTGAACCTTTTAATATTTTGTTGTCTGCCTGTACAAATATAAATCTTATATCTAAATCTTCCCATTGTTTTTTAATCATAAGATGCTTAACTCTATCATTAGTTGTAAGCCTACCTTTAGCTTCAATGTAAAAGTCTTTTTCTTTTATGTAAAAGTCAGGTGTGTATGATCTTATCTTCGGTACGTAAGAAAATGTAGCAGATTCATACTCAAAACCTATGTTTTTCTTACCTAAGTCTGCAGCAATACTTATTTCAAACTTTGATCTATATGGTAACTTTAACATCTTTAGGACATCCTATATTTAATATTTCATGTATACTATCTAGTATTTCTTTTTCATAATTTTGACCATGATCATAATCTATGTTTTGGTAAAATTCATTTATTAAAACTATTACTAAACCTTTTTGCATAAGAATATTTTTTACTATCTCTAAACTTTCATCTAATTGTTTCATACCTCTTTCTTCATCAAAAGGTTTAATAGGAGATAGACCTGTATACAAAGCAATACCATGATCACTGTCTCTAAGTATCCTAACTATGTTAGAACCTTTTTGATGACTCCAATTATCAGGAAACAAATAGTATATGTTTTCGTTTTCCGTAAAGTCTGCTACAGAAAGATTGTGTGTTTTAAGTATGGGCATTTTTAGCTACCTTAGTATACCAAACATACGGAGGATTTTTAGCTCTGGATGTATGCTTAGGTAGGAATTGTGCTTTAGACCAACAGTTATGCCTAAATCCGCAGAACCCACATTCTCTAGGTAATAGTTTATTACCTGTAGGCTCTCCTTTATCTATTTCATCTGTAGGTTTAAATTGTTTCTCAATACGTTTTGTTTTCTTTAACTTACGTACATTAACGGTGGCTGCGTCTAAAGCGTCTTGCTTATCTTGCTCTTGAATGTCTGGAGCTTCGCAAACCGTGACCTCACCTGACGATTTGTCTACAACGATCCACCCTCCAAATGGTTTGTCTACACCTTGAGCGTAGGCATAACCTTGGACTACATACCCAAAAGGATCGTCTTCTTTCACCTTAGCGTAGCCACCGAATTTTCCAAATTTATTTTGGAACGCATATGGACTAGCAGATTTAATATCATAAACTTTATCGTCTATCACTACGTCTAAAGTTCCATTAATATCTGTATCGTCTAAATTAATTTTTGTTTTTTGTTGTTCTTCTTGTACTTCAATGCCTGCTGCTTTCATAACTGCAATAAGAGAGGCTTCTACTAAATCTCCTAGTAAGAAACGCATAATGGCATTGTAACTAAATTCTTGTTCTATTCCTAATTTTTCTGATTGCTGTTGACACAAAGGTTTACCTAAACCAGACAATCGTAGTTTATATTTATTAGAGTCTCTAGAAAATTGTTTCTCTAAAGCTTGACCGCAAGCTTCTTTAAATTCAGAGATTAGAGAGGAAGGCATTTCTGCCTCCCCCTTAATCCCTCTACTCAAATAATCTTGTATAAGAATTTGAATAGAGTTCATTTATGCCTCGACAGCAGCAAGGTCGATAGCATCAGCACCAAGACCATTATTCGCCTCAGTGTGTTCTCCTGACACTCGGAGATTGTATGAATTAATCGAGTCAGCAATGGCTTGTAACAGCACCTTGTCTTCCTTAGAAAAATCCACTGTGTCAGAAACAGTCATGTTTGTTGAATAGTAAATAGTAGCACCATTCTTATGACGCACAGAATGTAACTTAGAGTTAACATTCCATGTTAGTAGGTTTTTAGAATCTAAATCTTTGAAGTACTGAGAGATAGGAACAAAACTTGCACCCTTACCATAAAATACTACTGGTACATTCTCTACAGGAGCTTCTTCACCTGTTGCTGTTTTACCATCAGCAATAGTCACTAGACCGTATAACACTTGGTTACACTTGACCATAGCAGATGCCGCAGCTTCTGGAGATTCAGTTCCTAAGTCTTCTATTTCCTTACGAGTTAGCTTACCACATTTAAAGCCACCCTCATTGTCTGGAAATAAATCATTCAGTTTAGCTTGTTGAGTACTACGAACTGAGTATGCACCCTGCTCATTATCCCATAAGCTATACATAAACCTTCTTACGAAAACTCTCATAGTCACATCTTTACCAAATATTTTTTGCTTTGTATTTGGGTTGTATAGTGCGAAATGACCTCTCGGCAGAGTGTTGCCTGCATCGTCTTCAGGTGAATGATTGATGGATAGTCTAGCAAAAGAATCGCCTGAAGACTGGGTTTCCATACCATCCTTCTGACCAAGCATAATTGCTAGTTCGTCTACAGATAATTTATCCAGATTGTCTGGAATTACAAGGTCTGTTGCCTCGGTAGTCGCTAGTTGTGTCATATAATACTCCTTATGAGTTGCACAATCTTATTATTGTATACTAGAACTAAATTAATTGCAAGCATTAATTTGAAAAAATTTCTTTAGTATCTAGCCAGTTGCTTCCGATTTTTATCTCAATGCCAACAGGCATATTGTAATCAATGCCCCATCTTCTTTTAGCTTGCTGAGGGATAGAGAGCATACATTCTTTGACAGTTTCAATTACTTGATCCTCTTCATCAGGATGTACATCCACTACTATACTATCATGTACTGTATTACAAAGCAAAGATTTAAGTTTTCTTTTCTTAAATTCTTCGAAGGTAAGCACTAGAGCAGACGGAAGTAAATCTGCTGTCGCAAACCCCTGTACAGGATAATTCTTTACGCTAGTGCCATGTGTAATGCCTCTAGCTGTTCTTTTTACATAGGGAAA